ATAATATAGCAAAACTACTAAATAACTGAACTCCTTCAGTGAAAGCACTATATACTGCCATAGTTTTTGCTATATCATAGGGAGTACTCATATTAAAGTTACTTAAGTACTCATGTTTTTTCTGCATTGAATCAATTTCTTGAAACAATTGGTATTCATCATCAGAATATCCTAAAGTTTCAAGTAACAATGAATATGCGTCCTGATGTACTGCTTCCATATTTGCAAATGATGATAACATCATTCTTACTTCTGGTTGTTTAAATGTAGGTAGATAATGATTAGCATATCCACTTGCTACATCTACATCAGCTTGTGTGAAATATCTAAAGATATTTATCAATAGATTTCTATTGTCCTCATTTAGATTTTCACGAAAATCTTTTAAATCATCTGCTAGATTTACTTCATCTGGTATCCAATGCATTTGATTTTGTGTTTTATATGCTTCATAAGCCCACGGATAATTGAAGGGCTTGTAAAATTCTCTTTCATCTAATAAACTCATGTTATCCCTCACACGCTAGACAATCGTCTTCATAGTCAAAAATGTACTCTCTTAGTACTTTATCTGAAATTATATCAGCTCTTTTTATCGCTTCACTTCTTAAATAATAAAGTGTTTTTACTCCATTTTTCCATGCTCTCATATGTACATTGTGTAATTCTTGTTTAGAAACATTTGAAGGAAAGAATAAGTTGCAACTTTGAGACTGACATATAAACTCTTGTCTATCAGCTGCATGGTCTACAACCCATCTCTGATCAATCTCTACAGCGGTTTTAAATACATTCTTTTTCCAATCATCTAAAAAATCTAGATGTTGAACACTTCCATTATTTGTTATAATAGATTTCCAAACATCTTCTGTATTATATCCTATTTCTTCTAAATGTTCTTCCAAAAACTTGTTTTTAAGTAAAGAACTCCCTGTTTTAGTTTTTTGAGTAAACGCATTAGCCCTGTATGGCTCGATACTGGGACTAGTATTACCACATATAATACTACTACTAGCATTAGGAGCAATAGCCAAGAGATGAGCGTTCCGAATTCCAAAACCTTTTCCATCAGGGCACTCCCCTCGTTCTTTTGCCAATTCTTGAGTAGTTTGAAATGCTCTCGTTTTGATACTATCAAATGACCTGAGATTAAACCCTTTCGCCATAGCTGATTCAAAGGGTATATTATTTTTTTGTAAATACGCATGAAATCCCATTGCTCCTAATCCAATACTTCGTTCCTGCGAAGCACTATACTTTGCTTTAGCTAATGAATCAGGAGCATTTTGTATAAAATACTCAAGAACATTATCTAAAAATCTAATTAAATCTGGAATAAAATATTCATCATCTTTCCACTCATCATATTTTTCCAGATTTACACTTGATAAACAGCATACTGCCGTTCTATCATTATTGGTCGGTAAGGTTATTTCTGAGCATAAATTACTTTGATTTACTTTTAATCCTAACTGTTTTTGAAATTCTGGTAATTTAGCATTTACAGTATCACCAAACATAATGTAAGGCTCTCCTGTTTCTACTCTATTTTGAATTAACTTAACCCATAATGTTTTAGCAGAAATAACTTTTTTCACTTCTCCATTATGAGGGTCTATTAAATCCCAACTGTCATCAAAGCCCTCTTCTCTTGTAGCTCTATCTATAAGCTCCATGAAAGAATCAGGAATAATAATAGCGTGGTGAAGATTAATAGACTTTCTGTTAATGTCACCCCCTGTAGGTTTACGTACATCCAAAAATTCTTCAATTTCTGGGTGACTAATATCCAAATATGCTGCATAACTTCCTCTCCTTGTAATTCCTTGACTAAATGCTAACATTTCAGCATCTACAACTTTCATAAAAGGTATCACTCCAGTACTCTCACTTCCGTGAGAAGTCTTAGAACCAACACTTCTTAAAGCGCCCCAATACCCTCCTATACCGCCACCTACAGAAGAAAGCCAAGCGTTCTCTGTATAATGATCTGTAATACCACCACGACTATCATGTATAAAATTTAAGAAACAACTAATAGGTAATCCTCTAGTTGTTCCACCATTTGATAATATAGGAGTCGCGAACATAAACCAAAGCTGACTTGCATAATCATATATTCGTTGTGCCATAGCATCATCATCTGAAAAAGTGTTAGCTGCTCTAGCAAATGCCTCTTGTGGAGATATTTCACTGTCCACCATATATCTATCGTTCAGGGTTTTTTTGCTGAACTCTGGGAGTAAACTATCCCTATCAAAACTAATTTGTATTGCCATTTTTTCCTTATATGTATGTTAACAGTGAATCGTCAATCTTTACTGTATTATTTTCACCAATGGCTTCTTCGCAATATGCTAGTAAATCCATAAGCTCATAATTTCTTAGTAATCTTTCTATATTTTCATTTAAAGACTGTATATATTTATATCTACTACTAAATGGAGCTGCATCATATATATCAAATGCACTTCCAAATTCTTTAACTAAATCTTCTGCTCTTTTTGGTCCAATTTGAGGTATTCCTGTAACGTTATCTCCAGAATCTCCCATCAAACATTTAATTGTGATATAGTCTTCTATTTTATAGTTATGTGTATCTTTCCAATTTTCAAAAGTTGTTTCCTTTCTATTTATATATGAAAATCTTGACACATTAGGACTTATTAATAAATCCCAGTCTCTATCAGTACTCATTAACCAAATATGGTCAATTTTATACTGTTCTCGATTTTGAACTACATAAGCTGCTACATCATCAGCTTCTACACCTTCAAATTTTAAGACACACCATTTCTTATCCATAAGATTAATTGTGCGATTCATTTCATTTATAAATTTTTCAAAAGCAATTTTTTCTTCTTCTGTTTGATCTTTATACTTTTTTTTACGGTCAGCTTTGTACTCTGGATATATTTCCTTTCTATAAGTACTACTTCCCCAATCTGCAGCAATAACTATACTGCCACAGTTATATGAATTTGCTAATGATTCTACAGTTTTCATGTAGTCGTCAGCAAAATCCGTTCTGCCTTGATGTTTCCATCTAAATCCTAGATTTAAAGCATCAATTATTATTGTTCTATTTCTAGGAGATTCACTTCCCATCTCCATAAATTTTTTAGCCATTTATAAAACTCGGTTTTTCGACGATTAACCAATCATGTGCAAGACATACATAGCAATCAAGATGATTAACGTACATCCATTTCTCTACATGTTCAGGTTTATCTCTTTGTGCTACAAATATCTTAGATCTATTATATTTGAAAAATAATATTGGTTTTGCTCCCGCTTTCTTTGCTTGATTTGTCGTTTGTTCCCACCATTTAATAAACATATTAGATGTTGTACTAATTATTTTATCGTTAAAATGACTATCTTTATAGAATTTAACTTCAATGCAATAATTATTATGTATATTAGGTATGAATATATCACCCTTCATATATTCCAATGCTCCTGACATTGGTACTCGTTCAAACGCTAGTCCTGTGTGTCCTTTAAGTAAATCTCTTACTTGCCTCTCTCCTTCTGCCCCTTTTGCTCTGGGATCAACCATCTTTTACCTCTCTAAGTATTATTTCGTCTTCTGTTAACATTAAATAAAATTCCTTTCCTATTTTAAATTTCCTTTTAGCATCAAACCAGTTAAAATAAACATAGTCTCCTACTTCTAATTCGGAAGGAACTTTATATCCTTTTTTTGTAATCCTACCATACTCTCCCAATGCCACAACCTCGCCGCTATTATCAAGTCTCCGCGATACTTCGGGCAATATAATCCCACCTGAACTTATATTATCCTCTACTTCACCACGTTTAATTAGCACTAAGTCTCTTACAGGCTGAGGGACACTTTTTAAACTTATATAATCAAGCATTATTCTCCTCCTCCAAAAATTTTTTAACCAAAGAGTATTCATACTTATTTATATAAGCTTGTTTAGACAACCTATTATCTGCAGCTGGAAGTGTAAGATTTTCATCTTCATTATCCAACCACATTCTACCACAAAAAGAATAGAATTTTTCTTCCCACTTCTTATTTTCTTTCCATGTTTGATAGTCTTTAATATGTCTATTCCAAAACTTACCATTATATCCACTATAACTTTCTTCTATTATATCTTTTATAGTTTCCTCTTTCATTTTTACCATGTGCCAAATTCTCCTTCTAGCTGCTGTTCCATTATTCCACCTTTTATTTATCATTCCAACCTACTTATATTGTCCTCTTTAATAACCTCTATCTTCTCTAAAAGAGGGTGTGTCCACCCATGAGATACGATATAAGTATTTAAATCTTCTTCTTGAAGCAAAACTTCAATAAGTTTCTCCCTGCCTTGATCGTCTAAAACATTTATAACTTCATCAAGGAATAAGACATTTATACGACTCTTCGAAATACTACTCATCAATTTTCGTATTGCTATTAAAGTCGCTGTATTAACTCTCGTCAATTCTCCACTACTTAATGCAGTTATAGATATTATTTTACCGTTATCTGTAACTTCAACATTTAACTTATCATTAGTCACTACGAAATTGATGCTAAACCGTCCGTCGCTCAACTCCGCTAAATAATCGTTAGCTAAATCTTCTAAGTCTTTTACCATGTTCTCGATCTTGTAGGCAATCAGACCATTCGTGGAAAAGGCTTTCTTTAAAATTTCTATATGCCCACTCTTCTTTTCGATTTTAGATAATTTGCTCGTAACTTCCTCAAGTTCTTTTTCAAATTCTCCTGTTTGTTCGAGGATAACTTGTATCCTTGTGTTTTTTCTTGTTGTTTCTTCATTGTTCTCTGCTATTTTTTGTATCTGCGATTTGGCGTAAGTGATTTTCTCTTTGAGTTCATTGATTCTAGTAGATAGATCACCACCATCGAGAGTATAAATAGGAAGATCATTATTGATTCGTGAATGCAAATTTTCAAACTCTCGCTTTGTATTTGTATATCTTTCATACTCATCTTCCTGATCTTTTCTATCACTAATTTCCCCTTCTAAGTCCTGAAACTCGTCGGAATGTGCTATCCACATCTCTTTCGCATCATCTATTAAATCATCTATTAACTGTTCATCTACAGGCTGAGAACATGTAGGACAGTTCCCTTCTAAATTTTTGTATTTTTTCTCTTTACCTTTCCACTCTTCTACGTATCCTTGTAATAAGCCTTGCCTCGCAATCAAGTTATGATAAGATTCGGGCTTCTTTAGCTTACTTTGTATTAAGCCTAAATCCAGCTGAGAAAATAGTTGCTTATATGTATTATTTTCATTAATTTTTTGATTTTTCTCAACTATATTTTCAAAGTCTATTGATAAATCTCTTAAAGCCTTTTCATCAATTTCCGAATATTCGGGTAATTTTTTCATTGGCACTATGGTAGTATCTTTCAATTTGTTGTCATTTAACCATTTTACAATAGTTTTTTCTTTTCCATCTAGTTTTGAAATATCTTGACCGAATTGTCGAGAAATTTCTCGAAACACATCATAATATTCCACATAATCTTCTAAGTTTAATAACTCAATTAAAAACTTCTTTCTATTAGCGTCTGTCGCTGTTAAGAACTGTAAAGAAGCATTCGTGTTTTGATATACAAGTTGCGTGAAGGTTTTAAAATCCAATCCCAAAATCTCTTGAACTGTTTTATAAGTATTTGTAGCAGTATGGCTACTAATATCTTCATCATTTTTATATAATTTTACCTTTATATTTCCTCTGCTTCTATTTGCGTCAATTTTATACTCATTATCATCAACAGAGAAGGTCAGTTTTATACTGTATCCAGCATTTCTAAAACGGTTTTGTATATCCGCTTTCTTTATTCCTTTACTGTTTTTGTTGTATAGTACCTCTTCAATAATGAGGGGTAAAGAAGACTTACCTGTACCATTGATACCCACCAATTGAGTGAGAGTGCTATTATTAAGATTAAGACTGTTTTGTTTACCATAACTAAAGCAGTTATCCCACTCTAGCTTCTTTAGAATGATCATGAAAAATCCCTATTATTTGTTGTACTGTTTTGTCCTTTAACTCAAGAATATAACTAAGATATTCCGCTAGCTCTTCCTCCATTGACATATTATTATTCAATATCAAAGTAGCTTCTGTTTTTCTTTTAACTACTTTCTTATCAAGTAGTTCTGTATTTTTAACCAATGAAAGGTCGGCCACGTCACCTTCTAACTCATAGATCGTGTGATTTGGTGTAGTTGGGATCATGGCATCTGGGTCCGTGACCGTCCTTCTAATTAGTTGAGGTAGTTTAAACTCTTTCCACTCCCAAGCCCAATCCATCATATCAATTAAAATATATCCTGTTTTAACTTTTGTTCTATGAAACTGTGTAGTCATAGGACTACCAGGATATACTATATTTAATTGAGTATTAGAATGGCTATGTAAATCTCCTGCAAATACTATAGGAAATTGTGATAACCTTGCCAAATCGATTTCTGGGGTTACATGGGGTGGGATAGAAGCTCTTACGTGTGTAAATAAAGGTTTCCTTATATCTAAATCTAGTATTGGATTCCAGTTATTATGTAACTCACAGTAAGGCAGAATACTAAAGCTATCTCTCTTTTGTATCTTATCAACTATCTCCACAAGTGGATTCAGTTTTTCACTAGCATATTTTAACTGTGAAAAGAATGTTTGATTCTTTCTAGTAGCTTCGTGGTTTCCATCAAATATAATTGTTGGAACTTCTACTCCGCTTATAAACGCAAAATATAATTCTAGTTCGGGCATTGAGGGTAATCTATCAAATAAATCCCCCCCAATAATATGCAGATCAACCTCTTTTTCTATTTTTCGTATTTGGTCAAAGAATTTATAATATCTATTCTTTGCCCACTTTAACGGGACATTCTTCTGTCCTAGTTTTAAATGCCAATCTGCTGTAAAAAGTACTACCACTTTTTCTCGCCGTTGTCCTTAAATTCTGATTCTACCTCAGCAGGAGCATCACTTGATCCTGCCCTAACTCTGTCCAATAGTTCTTTTTGAGCATCAGGACTAGGTCTAGGTAGAACTTCATCCATTGATTTAAGTTCTTCTACAGCCTTTTTTTCTTCGTCTGATAATGCTCTGGTTTCACATCTAAGTACTTGTAATTGGTACTCTACATTGAAAGCCATTGGACCTGTCTTAATTCTTTTAAAATGTAAGTCCCAACCAGTTTCAGGATCAGTAGGATCGCCTAAATCTTCTGCTGCTAACATTACTTGTTCTAGTAATTTTTTCTTTAGATTTAGAACTTTTACTTGTCCGTCTCTAGGGTCTATACATTGTATGGCATAAGACCAGCCACACTTCATTTCTGGGTGATATTGTTTTACCCAATCCTTCTCTTTATTATCAAAGGTTTCTGTTGAACGATTGAAGGATAAACATTCCATAGGAATATTTTTCGCGTTCTCACCTTTTATCCAATATACATATCTAGGAAGCACGTCCCCAACCATACGGACAATATTGTCCCCATCTACGTATTGAAATTGATTGATAGAAGACTTTTTAGCCTTCCCTTCTAATTCTGCAAATTTTAATGCCATTTTTATTTCTCCAAATATGACTTCTCATATAGAAAATGGATATATCCATCTTCTATTTTAAGTAGTCTGTTTTTATTTATTATAGGCTGAAGTCGTTTCGGTACTCGTTCTACCTCAATTGTTAATTTATTATTTATTAAATACTCGTTATAGCTTCTATAAGAAGCTACTCCAATGTATGCTGCCCATTCCGAATCTGAAGCAGACTTTCGATACTTATAGATTCCTTCGGGATAAATCAAAAAACTGTCTCCCGAATAGTTCTTTCCATAGAACTTAAATAGTCTATCTCTTTTACTGGTAGGTGGATACCCATAGGTAACATACCATACTATCAGCAATATATCAGATACCTTATTCTTACTATCTTTGAGAATCTTTTTCCAGTTATATTGTATCATTATATTATACTAAAATTTTAACCTGTTGTCAAGAAGTATTTTTTCATAGGTGGTTTATTTCATATCCTTGTTTCATATAATACCCTCTTCTATTGTTAGCTTGTTTCCTTGCGGTTTTACCTTGTAAATTAATATCTACTACAACAGGTTGTCTTTTATTTTTTTCTACTCTTATTATTCTACCTATTAATTGAGTGAGCAGTGGGTCATTATTAACAGGTGTTGCTAAAACTAAGCAGCTAAGACAGTCTAATGAAATACCTTCTGAAAATATAGACTGTGTTCCATAAAGGATATCTTTTTCTTTCCAGATTTGTTTCATCATATCTGGTCTTTGTTGATGAGGTATATCTCCTGTTATACAGATTGCTTCATCTCCACTTAGTCTAGCACAAATTTTTAGAAAGTTAACTCTATCTGAAACTACTAAAACCTTATGTCCTCTAGCTGCATAATTGCTAGCTATCATTGCGACAGAATGAATATATTCTTCTTGCTGAGTTAAATGGGTTACTTTATTAGCCCACGGTATGTGTTGTCCATCTAAAAATCTTACCTCCGAATGTATAATATCCACCTTAGGCATCATATAATTCTCTTTTGGTGGTTTTAGTACTGTTTGTCCAAAATAGTCTCTAAATACCACATGTTTACCATCTTTTCTTTCTATTGTGCCTGACAGTCCTAACTTATATTTTGATTTATTTTTATCTATTATTCTTCCAAAAGTTGGACTACTAACATGATGCATCTCATCAAGTATCACGGTTCCAAATCTGTCAGAAACTGCAGGAATTCTACGGTATAAAGACTGTACACTTCCAATCACAATAGGACTATCAATATCAAACTTTCCACTTCCAATAATTCCAGCTTGTATCCCAAAGACTTTCTTTACTTCAGTTTCCCACTGTTTTAATAACGCTAAAGTATGAACTACAACTAAAGTTTTCTGTCCAAGTTTTTTTGCAATTGCTAACGCAGTAAATGTCTTTCCCCAACTTACCCAAGCGTTTATTATACAACTGTCATTCACCTGATTAAAAACATCTTCCTGACTAGGTCGTAATTCATACTGAAATTCTGGGAACTCCATTGGTATTTTAATTCGTTTATCAACTATTTCATAATCTTTAGGTATTAAATCTTCTCTACCACTAGGAATAGTTACTAATCCTTGTCGAATTATGCCCATATTTTTAATAGTAATAGGCGGATCTCTAGGATCATGACTAGGAATAGTATATGTTAACTCCTTGTCTACATACTCTTGATGAGTTGCATCTACAGATAAATAAATTCTATTACTTAAAACTGCTTTCATAAGAAATAATTTATTAACAACATACTTAAAATAATTATAACCAAACAAAGAAAAGGAATAATAAAAGCTACTACTACTATTTGTGTTTCTATTTTCATACTTTTCTTCTAGTATCTTCTACTCTTTGTTCTAAATAATTATATATCAGCCACGGTAATCCGTTTAGATATAATACTTGTGCCCATGATTTTTTACTTGATGGTGGGCGTTTAACCTTAAATGAAAATGTAATATCTTTTAACCAAACTGTAGAGGATAGTAAATGATCTTCTACTCTCATAATTTTATGACATTTTAATGGTGTATATTTCGTTTTCTCATAATAAATATGTTTTCCACTTGAATCTATATAATTTTTTCCTCGATGCTTAATTAACCCTATATAGTTATCTATTTGAAATTTCAAATTAAACAAGTTTTTTAAGGGTGTTTGTAACCGACGTTTCCCCAAGGTACTTCCTTTTTGGTTTAAATCATCTAGTACTGTATTATCTATAAATACTATTCCATCTTGTTCCCATACATTATTAGAATTTATTACCCAAATTGGAAACTTTATATTTAGGTCAAGCATACATTTTTTCAAATTTACCAAATGAGTAATCATCTCCCACCTCAAAATCACAACCAACAGGAGCGCCGTTTATGTATATTCCTCTATCTTTTTGCATATATTCTTTAAGTTTAGTACTATAAGCTTCTATTTCATGTTCTGGACATTCTGCTAAAATAGAGTCGTGAACAAGTGCAAATATTCTACTTTTTAATTCATGCTCTTTAATATAATTATTCATATCTATTGCTCCTAATAGGTTAATATCCGAAGCTACAGATTGAACTAAGAAATTAATTCCACTTCTTACTTCATGTGCTGCTATACCTTTATCTGAACTTTTTACATTTTCTAATCTTCTTTTTCTGCCGAATGTAGAATATATAAATGCATTAGCTTCAATATATTCTTTCTGTTCATCAAGCCAATTTCTTAATCTATTAAACTGATTAAAGTATTGAGTTATTACTCCTTTCGCTTCTTGTATTGTAAAATCTTTACCTGAATCTTTTGTTACTTGCTGAGAAATCTTATGAGGACCAGCTCCATACATTATTCCAAATGTTACAGCTTTTGCTGCTTGTCTTTCAAACGGATGCAAGTCTTTAACTTGATCTACTTCACAAGTTAATCTAAAAACTAATTTAGCAATAGAACTATGAAAGTCTCCTTTTGATTTAAATACATCACATAAATTTTTATCCCCTGATAAAGCAGCTGCCACATATACTTCTATTGTAGTTAA